AGTCACAGCCGCCAAGGACCGTGACAAGTCTGACGGAGTCACCATGCAGGGCCTGCTGAACGTTCTGGACGGCTTCCAGTCACCTCACGGAGTGATCACCATCATGACCACAAACCACCGTGAGACGCTCGATCCGGCGATCATCCGTCCCGGACGCGTTGATCTGGAGGAAAGCCTGTCGGCCATGGATGACAGCCAGCTTCGCAAGCTCTGCATGTACGCAATGGAACACGTCCCTGAAGACCTGCCCCATATCACACCTGAAGACGGCATCACGTCTGCTATGGTGATGGGTGAAGTACGCAAGCACGTGCCGAACTTCGAGGAAGCAGCGGATGACATTGTGAAACTGGTCACCGAGAAGGTCTTGACAGAACTGGAAAAGGTAAGCTAGACTGGACAAGTCTGTCTCTTTGCTGTATACTGTTAGAAACAGCTATACTAGAAAGACAGATTTATGTCCTCTCCCCAACCCACGGCTCAGCAAGAGTCCTTCAATTATGTGATCCAGTACGCCTTTGAGTTCCCTCAGAGCGGTCTGCGTCCGGGTGACCAGTCTATGGGAATCGGTACGATTCCGATCAACACTGACCACGAAATTGAAACACCAGAAGACCTCATGGAAGTAGCCCGAGAGATCGGGAAGCTTGGCGGCTATGAAAAAGTCGGCATCACCAGCTATGAGAGAACAGACAAATTCATCGAAGATACCGGTGAGATCCTAGAAGGACTCATCGTAAATGAGTAATACTGACTGGATCAAAGACGCGCCTTGCGCCCAACTCACCATAACGGATGACTCTGATGCTCCGCGCATCATTGACTTCTTCTCAGAAGATCCGGAAGAGGTTGAGAGGGCCAAGGCCGTCTGCGTTACTTGCCCCTTTAGGCTAAAGTGCCTACAGTACGCCTACGACAACAAAGAACGATATGGTGTTTGGGGGTCAGCCGATGAGGAAGAGCTTCGACAGAACCAATCCATAAATGAGTTTGGGGAGCAGCAAACTTACAAGCGGACTCCTATATTCTGCTCGTACTGCGGTCCCGGCTCCACCGACAAACTGGAGATTCTTGATCGTAAGCGAACGAGAACCCACCTAGAGTGTTCAGTCTGTGGACTACATTTTGTCACAAGAAAAGGAATAAATGAGCGCAAGTCTAATTTGTGATTACCCCTATATAGTGTATGCTATCAGAGCAACTTTCGACCCTACCCATGAGTATAGGTATGTAGGTCTAACTAGTCGAGGAAGTGTACGCTTCAGGGAGCATATTGAGGACGCTAGAAATCCTGACAACCCTAACTACCGGTCAGATAAGTCTTCATGGATTCGGGACAACTATTTTCACGTAACCTTTGACACACTCAACGTATGTTCTTCTGACTCAGAGATTGATTTCTATGAGAGAATGTGGATAGATGTCTTCTCCGATAGAGGACACAGACTGCTGAACAAGACCTCAGGCGGTCAGCGTGGAACTTCAATGTCCCCGGAGGTACGAAGGAAGTTGTCTGAAGCACGTACAGGTAAGGTCCAGACCCAAGAAACCAAAGACAAGATATCGAATTGGTGGAAAGAGTACGGTCCTCGTGGTGAGAGTCACCCCAACTTCGGCAGGGAAATATCGGAAGAAACTAGAAAGAAGATGTCTGACGCCAAATCTGGTGAGAGTCATTGGGCATTCGGGACAGGCGGGGAGACTCATTACAACTACGGACGGAAGCACACTGAGGAGACCAAGAAAAAAGTTTCTGAAGCCCTTACAGGAATCACCCGCTCTGAAGAAACCAGAGCCAAGATGTCTGTGTCAATGTCTGGAGAAAAGAACCCACACTTCGGTAAGCCTGCACATAATCGAGGAATACCGATGTCTGAGAAAACTAAACGTAAGCTTTCAGAGTCTAAGAAAGGGAAGCCCAATAGGGGTAGACATGTCAGATGGCATGCCAACAGAGGAATAACCTCTGATGACTGTATGTTCTGTTTGACAGAGTCAGACACCTGACGTAAGATAAGAATCTGTATAAGATAAGGACAATATTTTGACAACTAAATGGGCTGATATTTTTGCACCCGTTATGGCACAAGGCCGCGAAATCCGCACAGGGCAGGCAACCCTCGGACAGGGCATCATCGATGCCATCGAGACTAAGGGAAACCTCGTGGCACAGGCGAGCACTGGAACGGGGAAATCATTCTCGGCTCTGATCCCGATGATCAACGCTATTCAGAACGCCGGTAAGAAGAAGAAAACCTTCCGTGGTGTAATCTCTACGGAAACGCTAACACTCCAGAGACAGATCTTCAATAAGGATCTCCCGTTTCTTGCAACCCTGTATAAGGGATTCACCTACAAGAAGCTGATGGGACGTACCAACTACCTCTGCCTCAACGTCGCTGATCAGGCCGCAATCGGAGACATCTTCATGTCCTCCCTCGTGGAGAAGCTGAAGACTCGCCAGTCGAACCTCGGCTTCGGTGAACAGGAAGATGTTGAACGCGTCCTCGGACGTGAGCTTACTGCCGACCAGTGGTCGCGTATTGCGTCGTCTTCCGCGTTCTGTGCTGACAACCAGTGCTCAGGGGATCTATGCTACTCTACGAAAGCACGTCAGGAAGCCCTGACCGCTGACCTTGTCGTCGTCAACCACGCTGTGCTCGCCACAGACGTTGAAATGAAGGCAGGATCTGTGGACGGGGACGGGCTGCTGGGCAGCATTGATTGCCTTGTCGTGGATGAGGGGCACCAGCTTGAACCTGTCCTCGTATCCCAGTGGACCAAGGAACTCACAGAGCGTGAGCTTGAAACCATGGCAAGCTCCGTGGCTGAAGGAATCTCCCATGCTCAGGCGGCTGTCTCTCACAGCACCATCGGTTACGAGTCGGACTTCGCACTTGACGCATACCGTGCCATGTTGGAGAATATCAAGAAGTTCTTCATGCTTCTGGAAGCCAACAACGGCGGAGAATGGCAGGGAGCATGTCAGGCGCTGTCCCTGAAGTACCCGATGGGCATGCCCTCAGCGGCTATGGCTATGGCTATGACCGAATATGAGGAAGAGAACCCTAAGCGACTACAACTCATCATCGACCAGCTTACCAAGACGGCGAAGTACATGTCCGTAGCTCTCCAGACGGCGAAGGATGAGAAGGTCAAGGGGGTCCGGAAGATCTCCAAGGGTCTACGCGCCACAAGAGACCTCTGGGAAACCGCTCTGCTGCTTCAGCAGGCCATCCAGACCAAGGACGGGATTATCAACCAGTACGGCACTTTCGGCGTCCTCGTGGACGGCTGGGAGAAGCGTGACGGTACTCCCGGAATGACGCTGCGTATGGTACCGTTGGATGTGTCGGCACGTGCCAAGTTCATCTGGGGCGTTCCCGGAGCGCAGTCCAACATTCTCCTGTCGGCAACCCTGACTGACCTCACGGACGGAACCTTCCGTTACGCACGTCAGTGCATCGGATTCCCTGACGGTCCGGAAGTGGACGTTGATACTCCGTTCTCGCTCCAGACCCAGCAGCTTATCTACGTCACCCCTGCCAACAGGACTGTCGTGGAGGGGGCACGCTACAGCTTCAGTGAACTCTTCGATCTTGTCAGCGTTTCCAAGGGACGTGCACTCATTCTGTTCACTTCCCGAAAGGAGCTTGACTACGCGGCAGAGATGATGCTACAGTTGAGAGCATCAGGGCAGCTACCCTACAACGTTCTGGTACAGACCAAGGACGCGAACAAGGACAAGCTGGCAGAAGAATTCAAGCGTGATGTGAACTCGATCCTCCTTGCCACGAAGAGCTTCTTCGTCGGCGTGGACGTTCCCGGCGAGGCTCTTTCCGTCGTGGCTCTGGCAAAGTTCCCTCTTCCGCGCTTCTCTGCCGAATGCAAGCAGCAGATCACACACTGGCGATCTCGCGGCTTCTCCAAGTGGTACGAGCGCGAGGCTCTAACGGTCTTCCAGCAGGCAGCAGGACGCTTGATCCGGTCTTCCGGCTGCAAGGGTGTTGTCGCTCTTCTGGACTTCAGGGCCATGGACACCACATCTCAGGTCTACAAGACTTCATCCCTCGGGGTCAAGTCCCTCGGATCTCCTGTTACACAGGATCTTAACAAAGTCAAGGCATTTCTACAGTAAAGGAAAGAATGAAGCTCTCTGATTACCTCGGAGAGATGGAAGTCTCGTCTCAGGACGCTATCACGTTTGTAAAGGCGTGGTTCCGTCCTGACGACAAGATTGCCATCGTTGGGCGTAAGTCCAAAAAGATCGGCAAGTTCAATACCATCTCACAAACAATCGTCGCACGAGACTTCATCGGAATGGATGACGACACGCTGAACGGACTCATCTTCGGTGAGGCTGAGCAGTACAACCTGTACTTCGGGGTAGGGCCGGTGAAGGAAGACGTTGAACTCTTCAAGCGCGGCAAGGAAGACAACGTCTCCTACCTTCCCGGAGTATGGGCGGACATCGATGTCAAGGAAAAGGGTTTCAAGTCACAGGCCGAGATCATCGAATTCCTGAACAGGCTTGCCCTTGCTCCGTCCATTATCGTCTCCTCAGGTTCCGGAGGCGTCCACGCGTACTGGAAGCTCTCATGGGGAGAGGAAGGCTCTAAGGATCTCACTGAACGCTGGTGGAGCTACCTTGACGAGGAAGCAGGAGAGGGGAAATCGATTGACAAACTGATCGACGCTACCCGCATCCTGAGGCTTCCCGGCTCCGTGTACTTCCCCAAAGAAGGATCGAACGGCAAGACAGGCTCTGTCCGT